AAGGCACGCCGTTGACCCAAGTAGTGGGCGCGGCAGTCTGACGAGGGATATGTCCATCGGCGTTGAACGGCATACCGCCTGACCACGCTACCGTCGGGCCTCCAGCAATGATCAGCCTGCCGTCGGCATTTGCCGGAAGTCCGTTGACCCACTTCGGGACAATCGGCGTGCCGGCCAGCTCAGCGTAGACAAAGTCTGGCCCGAAGGCCAGACCATGGTTCCAAGCAGCGTCAGGGGGAGGGGGAAGGAGCTTCACCCTGACGCTGCCTGTTACTGGATCAAGACATCCAGGGAACATTACGCAAGCGCCGGAGATGCATCGGTTGCAGAACCGAACACGGTCTTGCCAGCGTTCAGCGCGTAGGAGGTCCGGTTAACGAACCCAGTCTCCACCGCAGCGCCAACAGCCACCGCGCCCGTTGCCGTCACAGACTTCAGGCCAAAGCCAGTAAAAACAGGGCCTGCACCAGCATCACGCGACCCACCGCCGCCGAACGCCAGCAGCTGGAAGCCAGCCGTGTACGGGACGGGAGTAGCGATACCATCGTAGGCCACGTCTGCAGCGGTACACTTACCGCCACCGATGGCAGTGAGAACCGATGCGGTAGCCGAGACGGGGCCGGCAGCCGTGATGGCCGTCAGACCGGGCGTGTAGTCGTCGTTGAAGTTCGGATCAGGCATCACCCGACCAGGCTGGTTATCCGCGAAGCCGTCGAAGTCATTGATTCCGAATCCGATGCCGGTGGACAGAGCGCCAGTGGAGAGGTTGGACGTATCTTCCACAGGAGCCGACCAAGCGGTTCCACCAGGAAGGTTGTCGTAGTATGCCGCCACCTTCGCGTCGAGCGGGGAACCGCTCGGACCGCTGAAGGGCGACATCAGCACCTGCTTGCCCGACGAGGGGTTCGCAGTGGGTGCAGCGTTTCCATTCATTGCAGGCATTTCTGTTCCTTTTCAAAAAGGGGGGAGAGGTCAGACCTCGCCCCCAAGCCCCGAAGATCGATCAGGTCGAGATCAGCCGGCCTTGGAACTGCGGGCCAGAGCTGGTCAGGTTGCCTGCCCAGGCCAGGATCTGGACTTCAGCATCCTGGTTGATCGCATAGCGCCGGTTGGGCGACAGCGGAACCATGTCGCGAGCCGAGTGCGGGCGAAGGAAGATGTACTTGGTGTTGAGGAAGTACATCGTCTTGGTCGTCGCGAAGCCGCCGATACCACCGTCGAGGATCACGTCGGCGCCCATGTACTTGAGCGTGGTGAAGCCGAGGTTGCCGGTTTCGGGGGACGTGAAACGCTGCAGGTTCTGCAGCGAAGCGACGTAGATGCCCCACATGTAGTTGTCCATCACGATCAGGTCGGGCTGATCAGCGCCGCGGACCAGACTGGCCCACATCGTGTTCATACGACCTTGGATGGTTGCCGACGTTTCCGCGTTGCCCGACAGAACCTTGTTCTTCCAGAAGGTCCAGGTATTGCGGTCGATGCCACCGTAGGTATTCGTCGGCGTCACGGCCACAGCTGCGTCGAGGCCCGTGAGGGTCTTGCCGCCGTAGGTCGTTCCGTCCGAGTAGATACCCTGCGACTGCAGGTTGGCCATCGTGGCTTCGGCGACGTTGATCCGAGCCTCGATGAGGTCGATCATCTGCTCGCGGCCAGCGTTCTGCAGTTGCTCGAGGCCAGACATCACCACCGGGCAGGCGAGCTGCTTGATGGCAAATTCCGCCGAGCTGATGACGTCCTGCGCAGCGACCGGCAGGAGGTCATATCCGCTGTACCAGCCGCCGTTCGCGTTCTCGGCGAAGCTGATTTCCTGGAGGATGGTGTTACCACCGCTGAACGGCTTGCGGTTGCCCCGCTTGTTCAGGTAGGCGGCGACGGCGTTGTTCTTCGTGACGTTGTCGGCGATTTGCCGCGTGCGGCTTTGAATCGTCGTTGCAACGATGTCGGTGAGGTTCGGAAAGCTCATTTTGTACTGCTCCTTTAAGGGTGCGGTTAGATGCCTTCTTGGGCGTCCATTGCCGCGGAGATGGTATCACGAAGAGACATAGGTTTCGAGGAGTTGGCGGATACTCCGGGACCACGAGGAGCTCCGTTAACTGCCGAACTTGCCCGACGTGCTTCTTGTGCGCGCCTGCCAGAAGACTGCGCGCGTTGCGTTGCTTCCCTTTGAAGGAGGATTTTCCGAGTGTCGGGATGAGCCCAGACGGCGCCGACGTAAGCATCCTGCAAAGTGGATGCGCGCCCAGCTTCCATCAGATCGGCCATCAACTCACGAACATCTTCAAAAAACTCATTCTTTGGATCGGCGGCAAACTGAGTGAGGGTCTGCTCTGCACCCTTGTAGGTTTGCGCTTCCTGCATTTGCTGCTGCTGAAGAACTTGGTTCTCGTAGAAGGCCGCACGGCGTTGGGCCTCAACCACCCTTGGATCAGGCGGCGGAGCGGATACGCGTCCGGTGAGCACTTGATCCAGGGTACGAAGGTCCACCCCGTACGATTGTACGATGTTCGCAACGACTTCAGCCTTTTCCTGCGGCGAACCGTGAGCAAGACTTCTCACGGTAGTAAAGATGTCCCCCACAAACTCACTTGGGTTAGCCCCATTCATTTGGAGCTTTTCCACGAAGGGAGCTAGGTGATTCTGCAGTTCATCCGCCACCCGAATCTTTTGCCCTACGGATCCGATCAGCCGAAGATTATCACCTTCGCGCCGAAGAATCTCTTCCTGCACTTCACGAGGAAGTTGATTCCACTTCTCCCTTACCGCAGGCTTCCATTGGCTCGGAGCTTTGAGCTCGGTTGGGCCAGGGGTAGCTGCAGGTACTGCTGGATCAGTGACGGGTTTTGCAACGTCGGGCTTGGGTTGAGCGGGACTGCTCGGGGGAACCGGCCCCTCGGGCTTTTCGACTGCCGGTTTGGCTTCGATAACAGCGGGGTCTGAACCACCCGCAGAACTTTCTTGGGCATCGACAGCGTCCTCGATTGTTTCGCGGAGAGAAGGAGTTTCTACAGGAGGTTCTAGGATTTCTTGATCCATGACGGTATCTTACGCCTTTCGGGGGTGGAAGTAAAGCGAGTTTAGAAATTTTTATATGTCAACAAGTACCACCAGCACCGCTACCAGGATAGCCACCAACAGTAGTGTTGCCGCCAGTACCACCGTTGCAGTTGCGAACGGCATAGGAGCCTGATCCGAGGACTCCCGTTCCAGAAAGGGTCTGATTGGTAGAGGTTGTATTTGTAGATGTCGTGGTCGTGTTAGTAGTCGTGTTAGTGACTGGACCCGGAGCTTGAATAAATCCAGCCAGTGCCGTAGCCGTACCAAACCCGCCATTAGCCACCGAAGCAATTGCTCCATACGAAGCCTCCGCTTGTCTTGCGGCGTTGTTCGATTGAACAGCCCCCAACTTGTACCCGAACCCGACGGAGGCGATGTTGGCGGCTGTGGGGATGATGAGAGATGCCCACTTGTAGGCTTCGTCGGGCGGCGGCTGTACTTGTGGAGGCGGCGAAGATATGTGTTGGGCATTGTTCAATCCAGCAGTAGCGAAAGCAACAGCCACGCGAGCCAAATCGCTGCCATCACGGGCAGCAACGGAAAGAGCATCATAACGCTTGGCCGCAGCCTGAGCGCGTGCAATCTCCACGCGCTCCCAAGCCGCTGTTTGCTCTCGTTGAGTGATGTAGTATCCCTCATGGCTTGCGCAGGAGCTTAGAATCAGAATGAACGGGGTCAGGAATCTCATTTTTGTCTACCCTTATAATGGAAGGTTCTACCTTGGTTTCAATTTTCCTCTCACCGCCTACTTGAACCTGGACGCACCCCAAGACGCTAACGGCGACCAGACTCCAGCTGATGAATCGCACGGGCGACATCATCGCGAGATACTGACCCACCTTTCGTGTAATATTCATCTCGCGCCTTTCGCTGTTTTGCCCAGGTTTCCTTGAAGTCGTCCATCAAGGTGAGATTATTCTTCTTCATATACTCGCGGTGCTTCGTACGAGTACTGATATCGGCCCCATCTGTTGCTTGGAGTCCGTCGTAGTGGCGATCTCCAATGATTAGGTGATGCGGATTGAGTTCCCGGTGGTTCTTGGGTACATACTGCTCCTTGGGGATCAATTCGCCCGTATCAGGGTCTTGGACGTATGAAGTTCTCATTGCGGAGGCTTTCCTGGCCCAGCTATCTGGGCATTCATGAGTTGTTGTTGGCGGCGCATTTGCGCCGCTTCCGCCTGTTGCACCATGTTCTGTTGATGCTTCATCGCCGCGGCTCGCATATCCATTTGAGTCTTTTGCTGCTGGGCCGCGACCTGACTCTGAACCGCCTGAAGCTTCATCTTGCCCTCAGCAGCCTTGAACTGGAGCTCCTGCTGCTTTCCTTGCGCATTGAGCTGAGCTTCTTGCTGCATGGCCTGGATCTCAGCCTGCGCCTTTTGCTGTTCCGGATCCGGCTGGGGTTGCTGCGGAGCGAGCAGCTTTTTCTGGATTTGCTGCAACGTGTGGTCGAGCTTACCCTCAAACTTCTTGCCAACACGGAACCCGACGAGGGAGAACTGCAGAAGTTGCGCAAGGAACGGCCCAATAAGAGGATCGTTGACCAGCGCCTGCCCATTCTCCTTCATGAAGAGCGTAATAGCCGTCATATATTCCATGCGGGAGTCACGCTCGGCCTGGAAGTCAATATCACTGAGAGTTGTGCTCTCAACCTGAACCCGAAGTTCAACATCATCCGGGTTCTTGAGCAATTGCATGGCGGCCTGAACCAACTGCGGGTCTTCGCCCATGAACTGCACCTGAGCCATCTTCGCGATTTCCTCAGGGCTCATATGCTTCCGCATGAGCTGCGCCTGAATATCGAACACTTGACTGGCGTAGATGGCCGTGTTCTTCTGGCGTGTTTGAATCCGCATGGACGCATACTGCGCTTTGATCTTCTGCGCTCCAAGCGTTTCAGAGGCTTTCGTCGCTCCGCGAATGATGTCGCTCATTCCGGTGACTTCGTAGATCTGATTCTTTACATCTTCGCGCGCCTTGAGGAGCTGCTCGATCGTCGCTACGATTTGGTCCAACGGGAGCCAATCGATGCTGCCCTTCATACCGCCCTTTTCTGCGAACGCTGCCCATTGGTCAACCGGCACCAGGACGTTCTCAGCGGCGTTGTTCAGGACCTGTACAACGGCTCCCGCAGACTTGTCGTATACCCCAGCCATGCGGCATGCCCGTACGAGTAGAGAAATACGGGTGTTGATCTCGTTCAGTTCCTTGTACTGGTCACGAGCGTACTCGTAGTCCGGGATAGGAACGAGCTGCCCGTTGCTGAGTGTTGCAAACAGAGGCTTCGGGCACGGGAAGAAGCCGTTCAACTTGAGGAAATCATCCTTCTCATCAAGGATGCCATCCTCGTAGGACTTACTGAACCAGTAGACGTGCTTCGACTCTTTGTTCCAGATCTCGTAGATAATTGCCTGTTGGAAGACCTGGTTCTTCACCTCGACCTGGTAGTCGCCCCTCTTGGGGGTGAAATCCAGGCCGATTTGTTTGCCCTTTTCCGGACCAAAGCGTTCCACCAGTTGGTCACGAGTCATGTAGACCTTGCGCGCAACCCAGCGCACTTCTTCCCAGGTACGGGCCGGAGACCAAAGCAGATCTTCCCAGTAGACGTAGTCATCTATGATTTCTTCGCCGACGATTTCCTCGTATTCAAGAGCTTTGGCGTTGGGGTCTAGCGCGAGCGCAAACTCGTCAGGTTCTTCCGTACGAGTTTCGATGTGAGCTTTGTAGGTGTGCCAGGAGCAACCGACGCCGGGGACAAGGTTGTCCTGCACTACCTGGTTAAGCAGGTCGTACATCTTCGTATTCTTACGAACCCGGTAAGTCAGGGCACGCTCGAGGATACGCGAAGCAACGCGAGCCACATCATCCATCTCATCGTTGAACTCACGGTCGACGGAAGGCTGCGGAAGTTGGTTGAGCAGGGCAGATTGCAAGATCTGTGTATTGGCCGCGAAGATGTTGTACCGACGCTCAAAGTTGATGTCGATACCCATATTCTCGCTGACCTCAGCGCGGAACTGCTTAATGATCTTCCGCGCCTTGCGCTGCCACTTCTCGAGTTCCTTCTCCGCGGCCTGGATCTCAGCGCCCCAGCGAAGATAGTCCCCACCCTTGTCCTGCTCGAGTTCCTCGAGCGAACCAATCTTGGAATAGGATTCGACGCCCATTATTGCTCCCGATGCAGACCCGGATTAATCCGTGCGTCTGTAAAAAGTTGTTCAAGATTGAAGGCGTAATTGGCCTCCTTCGTGTACGAGTCTGGGAGTATAATCCTGGATTTGCTCTCGCTCGGGGACATATTCGCGTACACAACGCACAAATACCGAATACAGTCAGCCGTATGCGAAGACCAATCGTGGACCGGGCGATCCCTATAGCACCCCACCTTATCGTCCCATTCGCGCCGATACGACTTCATCGCTTCGACAGCGCCGGAGGTTAGAGGTTGGTGCCATTGAATGAACGGCAAAATCCTGCGGGTAGAAGCAATACCATCCCGCAGTTTGTGATCAGGTACAATACGGGGCTTGTAGCCCCGCTTGAGAGTCATTTCGACAATGGATTGGCCAGTTTGGAGGTTCTTGGCGCGGGCATCGTGCGGGAGGTAGATATCACGAACCTCTCGCAGATCCATTTCGTCCAGATAACTGGCCCATTCCATCTCGTTGTTACTATAGACCTCTACGATCCGTGGGCCGGACGGCAAGGTCTGGAAGAAAGTGAGTACCGTATCATCAGCGTACCCAAGGTCACAAACAACGTCTACGGGGTAGTTGGGGTCGACAGGGAAGTCACCTACTCGACCTTCAAGTTCCGCACGTTCCATCTCCGTACCGTTAATGGCTCCGCGGAGCGCTGCCTCGAACGAACATTCGTATTCCTGCTCGTAGTCCGAAGCCTCCATCTGACTCTTGATGAGGTCTAGCTCCGCCTTAGGAAGAATCCCAGAAGTACTCGCCTTGAGCATCAGGCCGTACCACGCTGGATCCGCCTGAGCCCGCTTCCAAGTATTGTAGAAATGGTTCTTGCCCATCGGCGTGCCGGTATAGACCAGCCAACCCTGGCGGTCACTGAGGCAGGGTAGAATCACCTGAGATACCGCGCTGGGGCGAATTTGTGCAAATTCGTCGAGGGCCGCGCCGTCAAGGTAGATACCGCGCAGCGAGTCGGCCTTCTCTGCACCCAGCAGGTAGATCTTTGCCTCGTTCTTCAGCGTCACCCGAAGTTCTGATTCGTGCGTCTGCGTAATGAGCGGCGCAGCGAACTGCTTCAAGTACTCCCAAGCGATCCGCTTGGCCTGCTGGTAATTGGGGGCAATGTACGCGAGTTGAGGGCGGTGCAGTTTGCACTCCAACGCCCCAATAATGATGTCATTGATGAGCGCTACAGTCTTCCCCGCCCGCCGGTGACATACGAGCGCGGCAAATCTCGCCTTCCGGTTGTGGAAGGGGATGAATTGCTCTCGCGGGCTATAAGGTAGGTTGAGAGTGCTCACTTAGGCAATTGGTGCCGGCGAAGTAGGTCAATGATGGCTGTGTCGTATGCTTCGAGAGGGTGCGCCCCGAAGTCCCCACGGTAGATCTTTCCTTCTACCATACGGGCCTCAGCTTCACCCATATTTCGGAGATACAACTTGGTAGCTTCCTTGGAGAGTATCGCCGGGTTAACATCTGGGTGTTTCGCCTTCAGCGCCTCAAAGATATTTGACAAATTCGCCCCAGGGTCAAACCTCTCTGCGGCTTGAACGTCGTGCTGGAGTTCATGCCCCAGGACACTTTTCCACGAGCGGGCATCTGGGGCAACCACCTCGATCTCCCGCGTACTGGGGTTATACTGGCCTCGCGAATTGGCGAAGGGGTTGATCTCTCCCGACACCTTAATATCGGCCATTTCCGGGTATCGCTTGAAGAGCTCCGGATGCTTGAGGTACCCGCTGAGTTCCTCACCCGCAATTCCAGACGTCTTCAATTCTCGTTCCGCAAAGGGGAGCAACTGCATGGGCGCGTCGGATATTTCTCTCTTGGCGATACCCTCAGGGCCGACATACCAACCCTGCGTAGCTTCAGAGATTTCCGCCGGCCTCTTCCCCGCAGCGCGAAGTTTGTACGCTTGCGCCGCTCCCTTAACGAGTTCAGGGAACGCTTTAACTCCGCTTATGATACCAGTTCCTAAGAAATTGAGAGCGGTGTCGACGTCTTTTTCAGTTAGAGGCTGAAACGGTTTCTTTTCAAGAAGCGCAGCTTTCCATCGATCTGCCGTAGTATCTGGCAAATCTCTGAAATCCTGTACTCGCGCCTTGATACCACCCCGAAGCGCGTCTATGAGCGCCTGAAGTTCCACGGTTACTCCAAGTACTCTTTCCGACGTTTCTTTCCCTCAGCCTGCTTTTCCAACTCAGTAGGCTCCGGCGGCGGGGGAGGATTGCCGGCCTCTTCCCAGCCGGGAGGCTTGGGGCGGAGGGAACGCTGACGAAGTACCTGGATGAGGAACTCCAACTTCTTGCCGTCGCTGCTCATTGCGGCCTCTGCTGATTCATTGCGGCGATGATTTGCTGCCGAAGGTCCAGCTGCTGCGGTCCTTGCGGAAGCTCCTGTCGCTGCGGGAGCATTTGAGGACCCTGCGGAAGCCCCTGTTGCTGCGGCATCATAGCCGGTGCTCCACTAACTGCCGGAGCCTGATTCTGCATCTGGGGCGGAGGAGGTGTAGAAGACTGCGCAGCAGCAGGGTTATCATACGGGTTGCCGCCAAGACCAAACGGTGAGTCATTCCCAGCCGGTCCACCTGGAGTGCCCGGAGGCGGGGCCATTCCTTCAACACTCATGCCCGGCTTGGGTCCAAGCCCTGGTTGGCTCATTGCCCTACTTTGAGCCCAGGGATCAGGTGCTCCTGCTGCACCTCCTCCTCCTGACATCATACCAATGTCAGTGTTCATCCCTTGCATAGCATCACTTCTGTACGCTTGCATGGCTCGGTCCATGTCCTCCTGCATACGTCCCGCGCCAGGAGCTTCTTGTCCTTGGCCAAACATGCCATACCCACCAGAGCGTGGGCCAAAGTACCGCTCCATGGCCGAGCCTTGTCCTCGCCCACCAGTTCCACCGAAGCCTCCCCTGCGGCCACCCCTCATGCCTCTCAGGGCTTGAATGAGGCTCGTCGTCGGCGGACCGTCGGAAGCCGGTGAATCGCCTACGGAGGACATCTGTAACGGCGTACCTGTCATGGAGCCCATGGTTTACCTTTCTGGTGTAACATCAATGATTTGGTTGGGGCTTCGCCCCGAGGTGTCCCGCGTATTCAGCCAACTGAGTTCGATCTTCAGCGGCCCACCGTTCTCACCAGTGATTTGCGCGGGGATGAGCTTCGAGTAAAGCGAGAAGAACTTGTCCGGGTTGCAGTGCGCCCAATGAGCAAGTCGAGGAATTCCGCCGATTAGCTCGAAGGCATGCTGAAACTGCTCACGGACATTTCTCGTTCGCGTATACGCGGGCAATTTTGGCGTATTCGCCAGGAGGGCCAGATGCGACTCAACCTCAGCAACCGAGACTTGCGGCGGCAGGGTATCCTGCATCTCCTGCACATCTTGGCTGAGTTGAGCAGGTTCGCTCATTTGCAACTCGGCGCCTTCGCGAGAGCCTTGCGGTTTGCAATGACCAACTTCGGGTCTTCTTTCCGCAGGGCAGAAATGAGATACTTCTTCGAATGAGTCTTCGCCTCAAGTTCCGGCGTTTCGTGCTTTGACTCTTTGTCAGTTTTCATCCGGCAGCACTCCCTTCGCTTGAGATAGAGCCGCTCGTCTTCTTGCCGTGACGGAGGACATGGATGAGAGCGTGCTTCTTTTTCTCCTTGTCCGCGGCGACGAATTCCTTGCCAACGCTTTGAGGCACTCCTCCGTAGCCGCCCTTGGTGTGAGCAGCTGCTCGCATGAGTCTAGCCTGAGCGGGAGATTTGGAGGGCATATTCGGGTAGGCTACGCCCTTTCGCCGGTGAAGTAAAGGGAGTTTCTGGAAAAATTTATGTGTCGGAGGTTCTGAGAGTTTGAGGCCTGGCGCTTTGTTTCTGTGCTTGACTCTCTGTATACCTGACTCTCTGTGCCTGACTCTCTGTGACTGACTCTCTGTGCCTAACCCTCAGAGCAGGGATGCGAGGGCCACCCCCCATATCCCCCCTACACCCCACGACCGGCATACACCCCCCTGTATGTCTACCAGGTCTTATATAAGACTAGGGCAAGTCTTATATAAGACCTGGAGGCTTAGATTAAATAGGGTATAAATAGGTAAAAAATAGTTGCAACCTACCTAGACCTAGGGTATCATTCGGTTACTAGGTAATTACGCCTAGCTACCAAACCCAGAAAGGGTAAACGCATGAAACTGCAACTGAACGAAGGTACTATCCAAGCGGCTATGTACCCCAACCTGCCGAAGTCTAGGTTCCAGCCCGGTACGATGACGCTAAACGGCGAAGAAGTTGAGGTGCGAGTAACCGGAACCCGTCAAACCA